CGGGCTCAGCAGTCGCCGTAGATCTCGATGCACCTGCTGCCGAGCTCGTCAGCACTCCCTACCTCGATGGCACCGTCCCAGTCACCGCCACAGCAGCCGGTGCCGACGACGAGCACCGTCTTATCCAGGTCAATGCCGCGTGCCTGCAGTTCTTGGAGCTTCTTGAGAAGCTCTGCGGCGTTCTTGCTCATCGCAGCCTCCTATACCGTGGTTTCACTTACGATCGTGCAGCCGAAACCGGCAGCTGCTTCGGCGATCAGGCTGACGTCAACGTCCGAGCCGTCGAACTGGACGATGCCTGCATTGGCGTCGATGATGGCCCACGTCAAGTCACTGCCGGCGATTTCAGTGAGCGTGAGGAAAACGCACGCGAAAATATTCATGATGAACTTATTAAGTGTCATCATGTGGGTGGCTTCATTGACGGCATCCCAGTCGGCCACTCGGCCGACTGGGATAGCGATGAAAACGCTCTTCACGGTACTGCCTTTCAGGCGTCGATGACGAGGCCGGCGTTCTTCAACCGGGCGATGTGGTTCTTGATCCCACGCGGGTCGGACGGCGTGCTCGCGGTGAAGACAGGCGCCCCGGCCGGGCTTTCCCACTTCATGTGACCGCTGTGGCGGATCTCAACCGTCCAGCCTTGCTTTACCGCGATCTTGTAGATGCGCTGCAGCTCTTTGGGTATCCTGACCTTCGGCATCTGGCTCTCCATCTCACTCTGCTCTGTTCCTGATATCACTATACCATAATGCGATGGGCGGTGCCAGCACGATGACGACGCCGACCGGGCCGCTTTCGCCGTACGTCACGCCGGAGGTACTGACAGCTGCGCCGACTGGCATCTCCTGGTCGACGATCCCACCCGGGTCGGGAGTGACACCGGCACAGCGGTACGCTGAGCAGTCGAACATCTGCGCTCGAGCGACGTCGCAAGTCGATGCGTACTGCAACCAGCCGCTGCGAGCGACGCTCGACACTGAGGTCTTTCGCGGGCCGAACTTCCGCGCGACCGTCTTGTCTGGGTCTCGCAACGGCCGTATCATCATGCAGCGCGGGCCAGTGCTCGGTATCGTAAGCATTCAGATCGCACCGGACGCGTATTTCCCACGGCAGTGGACGGTGATCCCCGCCAGTCACTATGAGCCGGAGTACCCGCCGATTGGCGTGTACGGTTCCACGGCGCCGTCTTCCGGCGGTGAGGGTGGGCAAGCCATCATCATCGAGTCCGGCTGGCTGAACTGGAGCCTGGGGCGGTCCGGTTGGCTCGTCCAAGTCCAGTATTACAATGGCTGGCCTCACTGCGGGCTGACCGCAGCCGCGTCAGCCGGTGACACCGTGCTTCACGTTGATGACTGCACTGCCTGGGCGATTACGAACCCGTTCAGCGACGTGACCGGAGCGACTGGCACCGTCTACGACAGCGGGCAGCAGGAGCTTGTCCAGGTTACCGCCAGCAGCGTTACTTCCGGGCCGGGAACGCTCACGCTCGCATCACCGCTGGCGTTCGACCACGCCGTCAGTACCATCGTCTCGACGCTGCCGCAGTCGGTGATGTGGGCGACGATCCTCTTCGGGTCGAGCATCGCACTCACTCGAGGAGCTACGGCGACGACCGTCCAGACGATTCCGGGCGCTGGCGGGTCGACAGGCAACCAGAAGTCTTCAGACCTCGTCACTCAAGCACAGTCATTGCTGGCACCATTCAAGCGAGTGGTCTGACCGTGATGAGCGTCCTGTGCTGGCTCGTCATCTTCGCTATCATCTACGCGGTCAGGCACCCACTGCTTGTCCCGGTCTCAGACACTCTTGCGATCGCGCTCATCGTGATCGCGGCGGTGGTCATCTTCCGCGGCAGAGAACGGTGGTAGGATGCCGATCAACTCCGTCCAGGTGTACCTGCAGCAGCTTATCAACGGCTTGCCGATGCCGTATGCGCTGCCGGCACTGGCAGCATACATCACACCGCCGGATCCGAACGTCGAGGCGGACATCCCGACGGCATACGTCTGGCCGAGTGACGGGGAAGAGTCGCGTGATGCTCAGAAGGGCGGCACCGTCCCTCGGAACACCGGTCCGGGGACGCCGTCAGGCTGGAAGAACATCGAGCACAGCATCGACGTGTGGCTGGTCTGGTTCGGGCAAGACGACGACCCACTCGCCGACACCGTCTTTCCCGGGATCGTTGATGAGGTGATGCAGGCGCTGCGGACGAGCCCGGAACGGCCACTCGCCGTTGACCCGAGAACCGGGCAGCAGTCATGGCTGCTCGACATCGGTGAGAAGATGAGCTACCGGATCTCACTGCGGGCGTTGAGTGACCAGGCTTACAACCGGTATGACGGGCTGGTGACGGTTCCAGTCATCGAGGTGTTCCAGGCATAAGACGTGCGCGATGACTAATGGGCTAGATGAGGAGGTTTTTTGAGCGGCTACAAGCTCAGCCAGCTTTCAAACCTGACTACTCTGGCGAGTGGTGATCTGGTGCCGGTGGTGGACGTGTCAGACACATCGACACCTCCCGCAGGGCCGGGTGGCTCTGATAAAACATCAGGCGCGGCTGAAGCTGGAGACCAGCTTTCTTCGCTCGCGAAGGGCACCGCGGCGGGTGTCGGCCTGACGTCCCTGTGGGCGGCGATCGCGAACCGCAACAGTGCGCGGTGCGACATCATCGTGCTCGGCGACTCGATCACCGAGGGGCAGGGCGCGTCCCTGTGGGCTAACCGGTGGGTGGTGCAGGCGCAGAACGCGATCCGAGCCGCCTACCCGACGACGGCGAACGGGTCGGGCGGCGGGTACGGGTTCATCCCCATCCAGAGCGCCGGCTCGGACACGTTCACGTGGCCTGTCACCCAAACGGCCGGCGCGGTGACCGAGTTCGACCTGGGCCCGGTGCGCAACAGCACCGTCACCAGCGCGACGGGCTCGACCTGGACGTACACGGCCACGTCCGGGACGACGTCGGTCAAGATCATGTACTACGACGTGGGCTATTCCGGCAGCTTCACGTACAAGGTCAACTCGGGCAGCACCACGACGGTGTCCAACACGATGACCGGGAAAGAGCTGCTCACCTCCTCCATCCCGATGGTGGCCGGGGACGTCCTGACGATCGTGTTCACCGCCGGAACCGGGATCGTGCTGGACGGGCTGCTGCACTTCGCCGGCGACGAGAACTCCGGGATCACGCTGCACGGCTGCGGCCACTTCGGCTGGTGCGCCGGGACGGAGACGTCGATCGGCTGGAACCAGCCGGAGACGTACAGCCTCAACTGGGCGCAGTGCTACGCCAACGGGTTCCCGACCACCCCGTCGGCGTTGATGATCATGCTCGGCGTCAACGACGCCCGGATCACCTCCGTCGGTTCCGGTGGCGGGCGGACCGCCGCCCAGTTCGCATCCGACCTGCAAGGGCTCATCTCCACGATCCGCGGCGCGGCCACCGCGCTGGCCACCCTGCCGCTCATCCTCGTCATCCCGTACGAGGCGGACGAGACAGTGCAGGACACCGGAGGCTGGCTGGCGTACGCGGCGGCCATCCGCTCCGTCGCCGTGGCGGACACCGTTGGCGCGATGGTCATCGACCTCAACTACCGGATGCCGACGGTCGCCAGCGACTACGACGGCGGGGTCCTCTACATCGACGACTACCACCCGACCGACCTGGGCCACCTGCTGCTCGGAAAGCTCGCCGCGGGCGCCGCGGAGGGCCTGCCGCCAGAGGCGGTCACCACGCCGGCGCGTTACTCGGCGGCCGAGCCGCTGGCGAGCGGGGAGAGCATCCTGCCCCGGTTCGCGCTGAACGGGAGCCTGGCCTATGCGGCGGGGACGCTCGCGCTCGCCTCCTGGGTAGCGGCGACGTCCGGCACGGCCACCGCGGTGCGGGTGGCGACGACCGGCACCGCGGGCTCCGGCCTCACCTACGCGGCCGTGGGCGTCTACGAGCTTGACAGCAGCGGGAACGGGCAGCTGCTCGCGTCCACGGGCGACGTGCACGCCACCGCGTTCACCAGCGCCTACACCGTCTACGACCTCACGCTGACGAGCAGTTTCACCCGGAACGCGGGGCAGCGGTACGCGCTGGGGGTGCTGTTCACGGGCACCACCCCGCCATCCGTCGCGGCGGTCGGCTACCCCAACTACGGGTTCGGTGCCGTCGCCCCGTGGGCGTGGGGCGGGATCACCGGCCAGTCGTCACTGCCCGCCACGTTCCTGGCGAGCTCGCTTGGCTACACGGACGGGCCGCCGGCGGCGGTGGTGTCGCCATGACGACACTGCTGGACTACCGTGCCGCCACTCGATGATGAATCTGACGAGCCGCTTCTTGATGAAGAAGATGGTTATCTCTATGATGAGGAGGGGCCAGTGACCGCTGCGTCACTCACTGCGGTGAGACCCACTAACCTGACGTTCCTGGGACTTTCGCGGTCTCTGGTCCCGGGGAACGCCGACCTGCCGAACACGTACCCCGGCATCACCGGCATCGCCTCGACGATCCCGCTAGACAAGTCGGATTACCAGCCGGAAGACACACCTCGCTGGCTGATGGACACCGCGGTCCGAGGTTCCATGGCTCACGTCTACAGCGTGATCCAGGGTCCTGAAGACGCGACGTTCAGCTACGGCGGCCCGTTCTACGGTGACATCGAGGGCTACTTCTTCGACAACACCTTCGGTGACCTGTCCACCATCGGCTCGTCGCCTGCGAACACGGCGACGCTCGTCGGCACTGCCGCGGTGTACTCGACATCCGGCACCATCACATCGGCGACCGGCTACAGCGCCGGCACGTTCATGCAGATCGGCACCGGCAACACCGCCGAAGTCGTGGTGGTCAGCGGCACCGCTGCCGGCTCCGTCATCAGCTTCACCACCACCCCACTTCGGTTCCCGCACGCCAGCGGCAGCACCGTCAACACCGTCACGGGGCCATACACGCACCGGTTCGCCATTCTTCAGCAGGGGTCGTGGAACGGCACGGGCCAGCCACCGGTTCACGCGGCGACCGACTACACCGGCCTTACCGCCGTCACCGGCGCCCGGACGTACCCATATCTCTGCATCAGCCAGCTCGACCTGACTGGCAACACTGAGCAGCTCTTCCAGGCGAAGGTCACCGGCAACAGCTGGCTCAGCGTGCCAGCTTCCGGCTCGTCCGTCCCGCTCAACAACCCATCCGCGGTCGTCCCGGTGCCGGCGTGGCAGTCAACGATCTCCGTCGGCGGCACGGCGATGACGCAAGCCGGTGAGTGGGCGTTCAGCATCAAGCGAGAACTGCAGGTCTACTGGACGGCGCAGGGCACGCAGTCACCGTTCGTGATCGGCCGCGGCAGCCTCGACGCGACTCTCTCACTGCACTACACCGTGTCGACTGACGAGACTGCGCTGCTCAACATGCTCAACAACACGCAGCCGTCGGTTACCGTCACGGTCAACAACGGGCTCGCCGGCACCGCCAACATACAATGCATCATGACGAGCAGCGTCGCCGCGTTCACCAAGGCCAAGCCGAACCGGTCCGCGGTGCTCTTCGGGTACGAGGATGAGCTGCAGTGCGTCGCCAACGCGACCGACGTCGGCGGTTCCGGCGGCCTCGGGCCGATGACCATCACGTTGATAAACAACGTACCAACTTATTAGTAAGAATTTTACCAATAAGTTCGCCTGCTTTTTCTGGTTCCGGTACCACTGTGCGTAGTGCGTACTACACCATCCACGAGCTCTCTGCGTTTTATCGCAGTCTGGTTCAACGCAGATCTTGTCACGCGTTTCTTCTCGGCGCTTGACGAACGCTTTGTACCGGTCGTTACCGCAGGTCTTGCACCAGCGCGCCTTGACCGAGCCGTCGTCCTTGTACTCGAGCTTGGTGTTCTCCGGCGTGTATTCGTGTCCGTGATCACAGTGCGTCCGGCGAGCCTCCGGGTGAGTACCATCTCTCACTTGATCATGCTTGTTGTCACTGCTAGTGCCGTACTCGAGGTTAGACAGCGCCGGATTTGTCGTATCACGATTTTTATGACGAACTTCTGTGCCAGGCAACCGTGGACCGACGAACGATTCCATGACCATGTGGTGCACGTATCTGCCGATGGCCATCGGGTACTGCCCTTGTTTAGCACTGCTTGTGTAGATATAGCCGGTGCTAATTTTTCTTACTCTGCCCAAGTCGGACACCTCGTGAGTGCCTTCACGGCCGACGACCGGCTTCCAGGTTTCTTCCACGAGTCAACAATACCAGGCGGCGCTGCCTGCTGTTATTAACAACGGCGGAAAAGCCGCCCGCGATGCGGGCGGCTTTGCCTGCTTCAGTTGCTCTTCGGCTTCATGACGCTGATGCGCCGGTGCTCCGGAAGCTGCTTGTTGTAAGCGACGATGATGTCGCCGGCGTTGCGAGCCGGGTCGTTCTGGTTGTGCGGTGCTGCGCGCTCCGGGGTGATCTTAGCCAGGCCACGCACCATCTGAGCGTTGGTGCACTCGTAGTTCTTGACGACATACCAGACGGCCTGGATGACGTTCGCCTTTACCCAGCCGGTCTCACCATCGCGCTTCTTGATAATCTCAGCGAGAATGCTGAATGCGCGGTCGAGAGATGCGCTGTCTCGCTCGTGCAGGTTGTAGACGGTGTTCACAGCATTGACGTAGAACGGCCCGCTGCCGTGGTTGATGCTGAACCCGTGCTTGCGAAGCAGAGTGTCGATGGCAAGAGCCGTGGTGTCGCCGTCTGACAGCAGTGCGGCGTGCTTCCAGTAAGCGGTGACGCCACGCCGAGCTGAGTTGAGAGCGACGAACTCACTGCCGGGCAAATCGGTGTGCACGACGCGGCACAGCAGTTCCGCGTCCACGCCGAGCTTGAGTGCTGCGGCTTCCACACGATGCTGCCCGTCATCGAGCAGATGCGTGCCGTCGGAGCAGACGCACACGACAGGATCGTCAAACCGGTGTACTTGCCAGTCGCGAACGATCTCGTTGACGTGCGTCTTGTTCAGCGTGCGCTGGAACGACGGCTTCATTCGCTGGAGCTCGCTGATGCGGAACATCTTCCGCCCAGCCGTCAGGCTGTTGAGGTAATCCTGCCGAGCCTGCAGCTGCTTTTCCGTCACGGTCACGTGCAATTTCTCTCCACTCGCTGTTCCTGATTTGAGATCAATATACCACACCAGCGACTGACGTGTAAACAAACTGCTCGCTGAGTGTGATGCAGGATCACCGCATTAACACCGCAATGATGGGAAAAGAATGACCGAGCCACTCAACCTGGTGCTGCCGAGCGGCGCCGGGATCACACTTCGCACCGCTCTGAAGGCGAAGGATAAGTTCGCCGTCCAGGGTATCATCAGCGTGTCACAAGATGGCCGAGCGCAAGCCGGCATCCTTTCTCTCATGGAGACGGCGCTGCTCGCTCGCCTCGTTGAGAGCTGGTCGCTGCCGGACGACCTGCCAAGCCGGCATGCCTGCCCGGAGTGCACCGGTAACTCGGCACTGTGGCACGAGCATGTCCGCGACGCGTTCGGTGAGGCGCTCGACCTCGACGACTTCAACCAGCTCGAGAAGCAGATCGCGCCGTTCCTGGCCAAGGTGATGGAAGCCCCAAATCTCGAGACGCCGTCCGGCTCCGCGGCCTCTTCCTGAGCAACGGCAAGTACAGCCTGCCGCTGCCGGAGCGGATGCCGCCTGAGGTGCTCACCAAGCGGTTTTTCGCGAAGGTGTACGGCTTCACGGAAGAGATGACCGACAACTTGTCGGTCGACGCCGTGACGTGGTGGCCCATGATCGAGCAGGCGGAAGCTGAAGCAGCCCAGCGGCAGATGCGCGAGGCGCAGCGCGAGCCGCCAGGAAGGCGCTGACGCGAAAGCGCCGGCAGTATCTGCTGCCGGCGCTAGTTGAAGCTGGGAGCTCAGAAGCTGACTGCCGTCACGGTGACTCGCCGGACCACATACGCCGTCTTGCAAGGTGCATCGGCCATCGCCTTCGTAACGCGCTTGGCGTAAGCAACCGCCAGCTCTCGAGTGATGAGGTCATCGTCATCGCTGCCGATCTCGAAGTGGCCGGACGACAGAGGCCCGATGTCGTTGCCATCTGAGCTGACTTCGACAATCTGGTACTCGTCGCTGATGACAGTTTCGGTGATCTCGCCGTCAGTGCTCATCTTGCTCTCCATTCCTGGTTCCTGCTGATGGGTAAATCATACCACGCCAGCGCGACAATGTACACCACTGTGGAGGAACCGTGCCGTGGAACGCGACCGCGACCGATGACCTGATGGCCGCGCTGGACCGGCTTATCAAAGTGGCGCCGGACGCGGCAAAGCAGGCATCAGAGAGCATGGGAGCCGTCGGCGAGCGAGCGGTCAAGCTCGAGCTCAGCCGGAGCTCACACTCACCCGGCACGAAGACGCCATCACGCGCTTTCACCGACCCGCCCTCGCTCATCACCGGCCGCCTGCGGGAGTCGGTGCGCCGGACGCGCGTCTACTCGAGCGGCAGCCAGTGGATCACGAACATCGCGCCGACGACCGTGTATGCTCGCATCCAGGAGCTCGGCGGCATCACCGGTCGCGGCCACAAGACGCGCTTGCCGCCGCGCCCGTACGTCCGGCCCGCGATGAGGCGGTGGGCCGAGAAGTACCGGGGCGCGGCGGTCCGGGCGTTCGGTGAGGAAGCCGGGATCCGGTAACGCGTCATCAGCGGTGGATGATGATCTCCGGGTCGTCGACGATACAAGCGCCGTAGATACGCTCATTAGCGGCTTGGACAGCGGCGTTGGCGCCTTCCTGAACCATTCCCATGAACATTTCCATGGAATCACGGTCGAGGTCGTCCCGGAAAATATCGACCTTCAGCTTGATTTCGATTTCCATGACTGTCTCTTCTCTACTGAGAGATAACCTGGAACTGCTCATCAGACAGGCAGTCCAGCGCGGCCTGCAGGTCGCCACCGGTCCAGTTGTCGAGCAGCCAGGCCAGGACCTGCGGCGCGGTGCCGGTGACGCGGATGACCGGCAGGTCAACCGCGCCGTCGGCGCTGAGTGCGGTAAACAGCCTGACCGTGACGAGAGCGGCGATGCTGTCGCCCGGTACCATCGTTGAGATGCCGATGTGGTCGTCGAAAACGACACCCTCATCGCGCCAGTCGCTGCCGTCGAGGTCGATGTAACCGACCGTGGTTGCGTCCATCTGCTCTCCATTCCTGGTTTCCGCTGTTAGAGCAAATATACCACAATGCGATGTGAGCGGCCAGATTTTCTCGCAATGCAATCACATCGTGTGACAACTTGGTAACGGTATACCGGTGCTCTGAAAACTGAGGCTCTGAGTCACGCGCTCACCGGCAAACGCGAGTGCCGGCAACTGACTATAACCGGTCGCGCGCGTCTGGCTCTCACTGTCACGCTGAGCATCTGGCCAGGTAAGTGACCAGGCAATAGCCAGGCGGCAGGCACGGCAACCGGCCGCTCACCAGCTGGTGAGCGGCCGCTGCCTGCAGGCTAGGCCGGGATAACCTGGTCCGCAATGAACGCGAGCGCGCCGTTCGGGCCGGTGAGCTCACCGCCCGTGTAGTGCTTGAGCAGGAATGCGAGCAAGGCGGGTGCCGTGCCCTCGAGCTTGACCTCCGGCCAGCCGCCGCCAGGGCCGGTCTCATTCACGACCGTTACGGTGACCGGGCCGGCGCCGTGGTCATGAGTGCCCTCGAGCTCGGTCAGAACGCTGCGCGGCTCGGCGGCAAAATCGGCATACAGCGCGATTTCCGGCAGTTCGATTCCAGTAGCAGTGGTCACTGGTTCCTCCTGGGTGGCTCCATTACTGCCTGACATATTTAATACACCACGCGCGGCGTGCCGCGTACAGCGCGAGAGCGCGGATTGGCGGTGAGCCGTGGCAGACGAGCTGCCCCCCGTCATTGCCAGGTTTATCGCCGACATCGCTGATTTCACGGCGCCGTTGCGTGAGGCGACGCAATCGCTCGCCGATTTCCAGGCCGCACTCGACAAGAGCACGACTGACGTCCGTGATTTCGCGGTGCAGTCCGCCGGCGCTGGTGCGACGGCCGCTGCTGCCATGAAGACCGCGGCCGACGCCGCGCAAAACCAGGCGGAAGCCGAGAGTGAGCTGACCGCGGCCGTTAACGCCGCCGCCAGTGCTACGGAAACCCAGTCAAGAGCCGCCATCGAGAACGCCATGGCGAACGAGATGGACGCGGCGGCGACGCGAAGTGAGCGAGACGCCGCACTCGAGGCAGCGGCAGCTCAGAAAGCTCAGAACGACACACAACGTGACGCGATTCCCGGCCTCAACGACGTCATCCGCCTGATGAAGCAGTTGAATGCCGCACAACACGACGTCGCCGCATCCGGGCACGACGCGGCGGCGGCGACCAGCTTCTGGAAGAAGCACTTCCAGCTCTCCGGCGGCCTCTTCGGTATGATGCCGATCTTGGGGTCAGTTAGCGGCATCGAGCTTGTGCTGCACGGCCTGATGGAGTTCTTCGCCGTCTTTATCCCCGCAGTGGCGACGGCGACGATCGGCATCACCGCCTGGGGCATCGCGGCGTACACCGCCGGCAAAGAGGTGTACGAGCAGCTCAAGAACGCCAGCACGGTCTCGGACGCTCTCAACCAGCACGTCGGGCCGCTGAAGGGCAGTTTCCAGCAGCTCGCCGCGGCCGTCCGGCCGCAGGTCTACGAGCTGTTCGGCGAGTACCTGGACATGTCGGCTCACAACTCCGGCGCGCTGGCTAACCTGGTGACGCGAGTCGGCGGCGCGCTCGACCACATGTTCGCCACCCTTGAAGTCCACACCGCCAAGGGCGGCTCCGGGCTGCAGAACTTCTTCGACGCGGGCATCGCTGATTTCCACCTCTTCGGCGAGATCTTGCGAAACCTCGGTGCTGGCATCGGTGCTTTCGCTGAAGCGGCCATGAAGACTCACATCGCTGAGATCCTTCTCGCGATTGCCGCCGCCGCGAGCAAGCTTTTCACCATCATCGCGATGATCCCGGCACCATTGCTGACTGCGTTCGTTGCTGTACACGGCGCGGCACTGTGGGGCGGCCTGGCGGTCACGCAGTTGAAGAACCTGGTCTTGTCGGCAACGCAGTCACTCAGCGGCATCAGCATGCTCAACGGGCCGCTGACCGCCTTCGCCCGTGATCTCGGCGCCTCTCACGACCAGCTTGCCGCAATGGGTGAAGCATCTCCCGGTGTGCGAAGAATCGCCGACGACCTTGCTTCCGGCGTTCCCGGTGCTTACCAGATGGCGAACGCACTGGAGCTGTCTGACAAAAGCATCGTCAAGATCACTTCAAAGACATCGGCGGTCGAGAGCGTTGCCAAAGCACTCGGTGCTTCGGCGCAAGACGTCGCTTCATTCGCCGTTGCGGCAAGCAAAAGCGGTGTCGGCATTGAAAACCTTGCTGCCAAAGCAGCCGGCGGCACGGATGAGCTCGCCAAGCTCACCGGTGGCATGGAAAAAGGCGTTTCCGATGCGGCGAACCTGGCGATGGCGTACTCACTCACCAGCAAAGAAGGATTGAGTGCTGCTGAAGCGGCTGGGAAAGTCGCCGCTGGCACTGGTGAGGCGGCAGCGAGCACCGGCATGTTTTCCGGTGCGCTGGGAGCTCTGGGAGCGGCGCTGCCCGGTGGCCCGGTGGCATGGATCATCGCTCTCAGTGTCGCCGTCGCCGGCGTCGGTGTTTACTTGGGGATGATGCCCGATAAAACGCAGCGCTGGATCAACACTCTCAACCAGTCGGTTCACAGCGCCAGTAATCTCAACATGCTCGGCACGACAATGTCAGCTCTTGCCGCCGACACGGCACAACTGGCGAACGCGCAGAAGACGGCGACGGGCAACACGACTGAGCTGGCGAGCACGCAAGCTGGCCTTAGCGGCGACTTGCAGCGCGAGCTGGTCCACGTCGGCGCATTGCAGAAGGCGTACGGCGTCAGCATGCCGCAAGCACTGGCTCTGCTGCAGAAAGCCGGCGTCAAGTCCACGGACTTGTTCCAGGCTCAAGGGCAGGCGTGGCAAGTCGATCTCGAAATGGTGCACGGTCTGACGCAGGGTTACCAGGCGATGGGCCAGTCAATCGGGGCCATCGGCAGCGACATGAACGTGCTGGCCGTCAGTGAATCGCAGCAGCTCAGTACGATGTCGACTCTCAACTCAGCTTATGATCAGTTCACCCAGCTTGTGTCAGCACCGTACAGCAGCATGATGACGATGGCGCAAGGCATGCAGACGTTCGCTACCGACTCTCAGGCGGCCGGCGCGTCCATGAGCGGCCTCGGCACCAACGCGCTGACGCTTCAGCAGCAGTTCCAGACCGTGTACGGCAACGTTGAGCAGGCTTTCGACGCCTTCCGGAGCTCTCAGGCTCTTACCGGCAGCGGCGACTTCACTCAGTACGTCAAAGACTCAGTCGCCGCTCTGCTGCCTCTCGCCGGTACGAGTGAGACGGCGAGAGCTGAGGTTTCCGCACTGGCGCAAGAAGCCGGCGGCCCAGCGTCCACGAGCCTGCAAGCACTGTCTCGGTGGGCTGGCAACGTCAAAGACCCACTTGCCGCGATGTACAGCGCATCGCAGAAAGCAACCATCGGCTCCAGCAACCTCAACCAAGATGCCGCTCGGTTGACTAGCACGCTGCAGAGCCAGCTTAACCCCGCCATCGCTCAGGCGACGATGACATCACTCGGCGGGCAGCAGTCGCTGACCGCATTTGCCGACGCAGTCATTAAAACCGGTGCGAACAGCAAGCAGACGATTACCGCTGGCCGGCAGGTCGCTGAAATGTTCTTGTCAGTCGACAAGAACACCAAGAGTGCCAAAGCGCAATTCGTCGGCTGGGGCGAGTCACTCGGGTTGACTGCCAAACAGGCGACAAACTTGTGGGATAAGGTATCAGCCGGTGAGAAGCCGCTTGAGTCTGTGAGACACAAGCTGGCAAGCACGAGTGAAGCGGTGACGAACCTCGGCAAGCCCGGTACGTGGGGGCACATCGAGCACTTCTTCATGGCATTGTGGGATAGTATCGTTCACGGCCTTACCGTGGCATACCGCCACGTGGCTCGCGTCATGGACAACTTGTGGCATGTGATTTCTTCAGGAGTCAGCCGAGCATACGACAGCGCGGTCCGGTACGTCGCCAGCATCTTCCTTCCGTGGTGGCGTGGGCACGGCGCTGAGCTTGTCACCGTCGCAAAGCACGCCTGGGAAGAACTGCAGATCGTAATCCGCCAGGCTTGGGATGTCATCTCATCCGTGTCGAGAGTTGCCGGCAAATCTCTGCTGTCGGTGATCAGCGGTGTACTCGACATCCTCAAGGCGATCTTCATCGTAGCGTGGGACATCATCAAAGGCGTCGTCGTCACCGCATTCCACGTTATCGTGACGATCATCCAGACTGCGATGAAGATGATCCTCGACGTCGTCGGCGTCGTACTGGACATTCTCACCGGCCACTGGCACCGAGCCTGGTCGGACGCGGTGAACTTCGTCACGGCCGCACTCGACGGCATCGTGCATGTCATCGAAGAGGTAGGCAGCGGCTTCGGCTCGCTGCTCTACGACGCCGGCAGAGCGCTCATCGAGGGCCTCATCCATGGTATCAGCTCGATGGCAGGTGGAGCGTGGAACGCGGTCACCGGCGTTGCCAAAGGCCTCTGGAATGCGGCAACGTCAGCACTGGGAATCTCATCACCGTCGAAGGTATTCGCTCAGATCGGTGAGATGGTCGTCATCGGCCTCTCGCTCGGCATCAGCCGGAATGCGCAGAAAGCGATCGATGAATCCAGGCGCCTGGCTCAAGCCATCAGCCAGGCAGCTGCGTCCGGCCAGATCACGAGTGGTGAAGAACTGGCTCTTAAAAAGCAGCTCTCAACGGCTTTGCATGACGCCATCACTCGTGGTCTTCAAACCGGCCTGACTGGCACTTCAGCGCAGATCAACGGCGCCATCAAGAAGGTCTTCAACGCTATCGCTGTGGCGGTCAGTGCTCACCAGCTCAGCCCATCCCAAGACAGCTCGATGGTGGCGTGGCTCAACGCCGACAACAAGAAGCTGCAGAACCTCGCCCAGCGCCGCCTGAAGCTCGCTCAAACGATCGCTCAAGCCGAGACTTACATGAAGAGCACCAGCCAGGCGGCAGAATCCAGTGCCTCACTCGGGGCAGTCGTCTCATCGAGCTCAGGCACCGCTACGCCGAGCATCAAGTCAATCATCAGCACTCTCGGCAAAGACCTGGCTCAGATCCGGCAGTTCAAGTCGAACATCCTGAAGCTGCAGAAGATGGGATTGAACAAGCAGTACATCAGCCAGCTTATCGCAGCTGGGCCGCAAGCTGCCGGTGCGATCGCCGCAGAGCTAGCTGCCGGCTCATGGTCTCAGATTCATGAGATCAACGTCGAGAAGTCAGCGATCTTGCAGGCATCTAACCAGCTCGGCATTCAGGCTGCCGACGTTATGTACGACTCCGGGAAGAAAGCCGGCCAGGGATTCTTGAGCGGGCTGAAAGGCCAGCAGGCAGCTATCACTCAGATGATGAAGAAGATCGCCGACGCTTTGGTCGCGCAGTTGAAGAAGGACTTGAAGATCGCATCTCCATCAGTCGTGATGATGGAACACGGCAAGATGGTCGCGGAAGGCTTCGCACGAGGCATCGAGTCCGGCGTCACTCGAGTGCAGAAAGCAGCCAAGGCGATGACCGCTGCCACATCGACAGGGTCACTTCACGGCAGCGTTCTCACGAGCACCAGCAGCAGCATGATCGTCATCAACCTGCGAAGTGAGATAACCGGCCGCGTGGACAAGCAAGTGCTATGGACGGCGGTCCAGCAGGAGACGTTCCGGTACAACATCAGGAACAGCGGCCAGGTTACCGGCGGCCTGAAGCCGGGGTCAGCGTGATCACGTGGTAACTCACGTCCAGGATCAGTATACCGACGCGTCAGGCGCTTCTTCTGCTACCGTGTACATCACGAGCACCGGCGGCAACGCACTCATCTGCTATCTGAGCATCTACATCAACGGCAACAACTCGACTCACATCTCCAGCATCACTGACACCGCCGGCAACACCTGGAATTACTCGACGAGCCCGCAGAGCCAGAACCCTCCAGCTGCCTGGTCATACAGTCCATCTGATGCTTTCTCCGGGTTCACTGCGATCGCGTGGTGCCTTAACGCGTCCGCAGTGACGAACGTGACTGTCACGCTGCCTGGGTCAGCCGATTACATTGAAGCCGGGATCTCTGAGTTCAGCGGCGTCCCACTCGGCACCGTCGTCAGCGGATCAGCCGCGTCCAGCGTGCTTGCCACCAATGTGACTTCTTACGCACCGCCGGCACTGACCACCTCGGTGACCACACTGTCGGTTGCCGTAGCCACGTCCGGCATCGGCTGGACCGGCGTCACAGCCGGCTGGACGCGAGTGTCGTACTCAGACGCACTTGCTGCGTACAACACCGCAGCTTCAGCCGGTACCGTCCAGCCGGTGTTCACTGGCACAACGCAGAATGTGATGTCGTCAGCCTCAGTTGCTTTCGGCGCTCCAATTGCGCTCGTCGCAACTTACACTGGGCCTAACCCAGTTATTGGCGCGGCTTCTCGCACCATCTCCAACACGGCGGGAAACCTTCTCGTGCTGACCGCGGCCTGGTGCACGACATCTGGGTCAGTGGGAAGCACTCAGCTGGTGCCGGCAAGCTCAGTTTGCGACTCGAGTGGCAACTGGTGGCAGCTTGCCGGGGATTCCGGTGCGAGCTGCCTTGGGGCGCGAGTGTGCGTCTGGATTTGCCCCAACTCTCTCGTCATCGGAACCGCTTCATATGACTGGATCTCGTTCGCGCTGAAGGGGTATACTGCTGCCGCAGTCTGGACGGTGAGTGAGTTCAACGTGCTTTCCGCTGGCTACACGCCGGCCATTGACTTCGCAGTGTCAGCCAATACCGGAACGAGCACTGCGTCGAGTGTCAGCGTAAGTGCGATTACCCAGCACGCTGACTTCTGCTTCGGCGTGGGTGCGTGCGGTAACATCTCTAACATCGTCAGCGCATCACCCAGCTCTCCGTGGATCGTCATCGCAAACCAAAGCGCTACGAGCGGCTCCGATGGCGTCAGTGCTTCTTACGTCTACACTTACCCAGCCGTTAGCACATCACTGTCACCGACGTGGACGTTCAGCGGCTCGAGCCTTGGCGCCGCGGTCGTCATCGGCATAACGCAAGCCAGTGCGCCACCGGCAAATGGGAACAGCAATTTCCCCGTCGTGAGAACGCAGCTGGCGTTCGGCGTCAACACTGGAGACTTGTCACAAGCGATCGCTGAAGGATCGTGGACGGATGTCACACAGCGGACACTTTCCAAAGATCTCGTGGCCAGTATCACCACATCTCACGGCCGTCAATATGAGCTGTCAGACCCTGAGTCCGGTACGACGGTCATCGCCATGAACAACCTGGATGGGGCTTTCAACCCAACCGCGCCGGGAAGCCCGTATTACTCCAATGCGCTGAACGCCAACATGTCATTCCAGTCCGGCACGAATGACTGGAGCACTTATGACGGTGCCACCATCTCACCGAGCAGTGCATTCACGTTCGCTTCTGCGTCAAACGCTGTGTCAGCTCAGTCGATGCTGCTGGTGCCGGACGGCGTCAGTGGGTATCCCGGAGCATTTCCCGGCAGCGTCACGATCAACCCTAATTACACGTATTCTGTGTCAGCTTGGGTTTACTGCCCCGCTGGCTGGGCTAACGGCGTCGCGATGACGACCAACTGGCTTAACTCATCGAAAGTCAGCATCAGCAACGTGACCGGCCCGTTCCAGGCTGTTCCTGCCGGTGTGTGGACGCAGATCAGCTGGCTGAACCGCACGCCGCCTGCCGGTTCCGCATACTTGAGCTTCAGCATGCAGGTAGGCAGCACACCGCCGTCATCTACGCTGTTCTATTTCGCTGAAGCTGCGGTCGTGCAAGGCGCGGCAGCCGTGCAGACCGGTCTCGTTCGCATCAGCACTCCAGTGAGAGTATCCGCGTACTGGCAGGGCAGATGGTACCCAGTCGGCTATGGGCAAGTTGAGCGCTGGCCGCAAGACTGGCCAGACATGCCACAGTGGGGTTTTTCAGCTCTTACCGCAATCGACCAAGCCGGTGTTGCGGCCGCGGTGACGATGCCGTCAGCAGTGCAAGGTGAGATCCTCGCTGATGAGCCGTATGTGTGCCTGCCGTTCAACGACAGCTATTCTAGCACCGCGACTGGCGTGAATGGTGCGGTATCGGCGGCAGTAAATGCGAATGGCCTGGTTGCGGTCAACACAAGCCGGGTTAACCAGCGCACTGGAATCTACACCAGCGCAGACCAGGCGGTTGAGACTGGGCAGACGATGGGGTTCTCCGGCGACTCCGGTACCGGCATGGGTGCCAGTACCTACAATGCGGTTTACACCGGCACGAACCGAGGACCAGGTGCTTTCTACGGGCCAGACACCGGGCTGCCGGCCATCGGCGCAGCCTCGGGAAGCACGTATGAATTCTGGGTTACGACTCCGAGTGGGCCCGTGAATGCCGCATCTTCTGAGTTCTTCCAGTACCTGCAGGTCTTCACGACACCGTCAATCAGCTCAATCAACACAATCGACCTTTCAGCCGGGTGGCTTCTCGTGACCGGCATGAGCATTCCCGCTTCTTCCGGCGGGCCGAACCTTTTCGTCCAGCAGCCGAACACCTCGGGCGCTCAAACGGTCACTTCGTACTCATACAACGCACTCCACCACATCCTGATCACGATTGACCTGAATGGGACGACGACGTTCTACGTGGACGGCGTAACGACTCTGCTCAGCTTTAACACGCCAACCGGCCCAGTCGTCGCGGTCGGCTTCGGCCAGTCGTCATACTCATATGGGAACCTTTACCAGATCTGGAATTACTCACTGGCATACGGCACAGTGTACCCTTACGTACTGCCGTACTACCGGATTATCGACCACTACACTTCCGGTTCTACGGGTTTCTCCGGAGACAAGTTCACGGTCCGAGCTGGCCGTTACCTCGCGTGGGCCGGCAGCGCCATTCCATATGGTGGTCCTGGAAGCCTTCCCGATTCGATGCTGCTCAGCTCCGCGTACTCGACGGATGGGAGCCCGCTTTCAAGCGCTCTTAACAGTGACGCGTCGAGCAGTGGTGGAACGTGGTACTCATCGAGTGGCGGCAACCTGATCATCGTGCCTCGCCCGGCGCTGTACGCCAAGCCGAGCGCCATCACATTCGGAGACAACACGCAGAACGGTGAAATCCCGTATCTGCCGGATCTCGGTTTCGATTATGACAACACGTATGTGAGCAACGTGACGCAAGCGACTCTCAGCCAAGGGCAGAACACATCTGTGTCGCCGATCAGCAAGAACTTCCCATCAATCGCGGCATATGGGCAACGAGGACCGCTGACTGCCACTGTTTCCGGGACCAGCGCGGAAGACGCGTACGACGCGTCATCTTGGCTGCTGGCGAAATACCAGCAGCCGCAGATGAGAGTCCGCCAGATCACGGTAGAGCCGTCAAGTTACCCAGCGGCTTTCACCGCAGTCTTGCAGACGGATGAGACTACCGTCGCGACCGTTATCCGCCGGCCAGTCGGCGCGCCCGCATACAACCTCAAGGTGATAACGCAGCGAGTTGAGCACCGGATCGGCCCCGGAATGTGGGCGACGACGTACCAGCAGTCACCATATGTGCAGGAGGCAGCCGTGCTCGAAGCTGACGTCAGCGGCCAGGACATCCTCGGCAACGGGACACTGGCGTGGTGAACGATGCCAGTTGACCCGGGAAGCTTTCCTTCCAACTCACCGGTTACCGCAAAGTCACTCAATACCGCACTCTACACGTACACGCCGGGAAATGCTTACACGCCTACCGGGATCTTGTTCCACGCCAACCGGCCGGTTTTGGTAGAATCGCTCGGCAGCGCGAAAACGCAAGCCAGTACGAGCACTGGCACGGTCACATCACTTAACGGCGCCGGCCAGTGGCGGAGTTATGTTGACACCAGTGCGCTGTTCGGCGCCGGCGCCGACGCGCAGTTCACGGGAGCAACCGGCCAATTCAACCCGAACGTCCCGGGAACTAGCGGTGCGGCAGGGACACCGGGTGGGCTGTACCTAATCTGGGGATTCCCGGCGTTTTCCGCGACAACGAATGCCGGCGGCTCAGGCGCGGCTCTTCTCGAGAATGGCACGAGCGTCACCGGCGGCCTTCAGCGGTCTTCAACGGCGAACCAGAACTGCTCATACGTCCTCGATCTCATCTCCGCTTCTCAAAACCAGCGTACCGCACTGCAAGGCTACTGTGCTGACGCTTCCGGCACGAGTTACAGCTACGTGACGAACACCACCGACTACAGCGGCAACTCCACTCGGTTCTACGGCATGTGGGCAGCAACCGGCAATATCTCAACGATCACGACGGTACCTGCCCCGCCATCGTGGACCAGCGCAAGCACTGTGACAAGTGCGGTGCTGAACGGTACCGCCATCTCATACCCACTGCAACTTCTCGATAACCCGCCTGTGCTGCGAGCCGGCGCATCGCTGAGCAATGCGATAACGGCGAGCACGACAACCACAGTTCCAGTCAACGCTGCTCAAATCGACACCGCATCCGCATTCAACACAAGCACTCACGCCTACACTGTCCCACTTACCGGCGTCTGGCTGGTTCACGGGTCTGTGCATTACGCTGCCGGCTCGACGGGTGCCATGTATGCCGGGATCGGCATCGCTTCCAATGTAGTGTGGGGACCGGCATACTCGGCTACCGGCAGCGGCACCAACGCGTGCCAGGTATCTAAGCTTCTCGACCTCAATGCCAGCGACAGCATTACTCTTGTCACTTCTACCACCGCCGCGAACTCGCTTGGAAACAGCTCTCAGTGCCGGCTGGTCATGAC